TGATGAGCGCCTGTATTTGATCACAATGAACGCCCTCCCGTTCCATACCGCATCCCCAATCACGCCATTGCTTGCCGTATACTGGTCCTAGTTCTTTAACCTCATCATCGTTACGATGACCAAGGGCGACACCTTGTTTATTGGCATTAGCAGTCCAGATAGTTGTTTTGCTAGGATCACGAGTACCGTAATGTATCTCAGCCAGCCTGCGCTCGTCTGTGCTACCCTCTAAAAACCAGAGGAGCTCGCTGACGACACTTCGCCAAGCAAGCTTTTTTGTAGTAACAGCAGGAAACCCATCGCGCAAATTGTATCGGGCTTGCATACCAAAAATACTTTTGGTGCCAACGCCTGTCCTATCGCTGCGAATTTCTCCGTTTGCTAGAATTTCCTTTAATTGATCATGATATTGTTTCAAACGTCCACAAACTTTCCGTAATGTTCTACGTGAGCAATCTTGTTATTCATCAACAGACCTTCACCTTCAACGTAAATGAGTGGTTGGTCTCCGTCGTCCTCGCCGCGGTATAGTACCAGCACTTGGGTGTTATCCATTGCGTCATCTTCGAACAACTCTGGTTCTTTAGGAAAATATGGTATTTTTGCTTCTACCATATTTTCTGATTCTTCATTGTATTCTTCAACTGTCTTTTGCTTAGTGAATGATTCACGAATTTGATCAGCAATACTTGGATGACACACAACAGTATTACCAAACCCGCGCTTGCTATGTGTTGCAATGTTGCTCGCCGCCATACTGATCATATGAGCAAGTTTACAATCGTCGTCAACACCATTTAGTGGAGGACAGCTATACCCCCAAAAGATTTCGCCTTCTTCCATTGCCATTACTTCAGCGGCTCTAAGATTCCCTACAGCAACTAAGTCATCACGGGTCAGTTCACCGTATTCAAATTTGATACGTGCCTTACCTTTAATGCTACCGTCTTCTTGTCGCTCACCTGATTCCAGGATTTTGCGCTTCTTTACGATAACGTTAATTTTACCGTCATCATCAAAACTTTGTGTCGATAGAAATGTCATGCAGTTTCCTTGCAAAGTAGGTTTCAAATGTAGTCATCGAGTCAACTTCGACACGATCAATAATTTCAAATTTAGACGCAATTTCATCTAGTGAAATAAATGCGTCGCAATCATAACTTCCGGCAATGCGTGTTAGATGTAAAATTGATATTTCATTAATCAATTCACGAAACAGTATAGCACCGCCTATTACAAATACTGTATTACTTCCTGACAGATTTGTCAAGCCCTGACTGATATCACCAGTTAGGAGTTCACCACCCTGCACTTCAAACTCAGGATTGCGAGACACTACAACGTTTCTGCGGTTAGGAAGAGGTTTTGGCATCCCGCTATTCCAGGTGCCGCTGCCCATTACTACTGTATGCCCAGACGTCAATTCCTTGAAGTGCATGAGATCTTTTTTGTTGTGAGGCCAAGGAAGATTGCCATCTCTTCCAACTCCTCCCTGCGAATCGCAGGCCATTATTGCTTTAATCATTTGCCTATATTTTTAAGTATTTTTTCGACATCAATTACTACATCTTCTTCAACTCGTTCGTAGTTGATTCGAATCTGTAAATCGCACAGATCCTCGTAGAAAGTTAATCCTCTCAGTAATTGTTCGATGTGGTCGCCCTGTTCAGCTTCGTCAGCAAAGTCGCTTTCATTGATAACAACTTTGGAACCATCAACCAATACGCAGGTGATGTCTCTGACGAACTTAAGGGGAACTACATCAACGTTGATTTCTGAGAACAGTCTGTGGAAGTCTCGGTCACGTTGATAGATTGCCATGTGGCTTTAGCCTTATTATTTGGCAGTCGATTTCTTTGGTGCAGCACGAGTTTTACGCACTTTGGGCTTGAGTGTTGGATCCAACAAATACGCTTGTTCACGCAATGTCTGAGCTTCTGACTCAAATGTTTCCGCTTGCTCTATACGTTGCTTTGCGATCGCAGCGTCATCAAGAACACCATCGGCTGGCTGAGTTTCTGCCTGTACTGGCTCATTAGAATCTGTTAACTCTGATACTGCACCTTCACGTGGTGGCGAATCAGTGTCATCGCGTAAGACATTATTAATGTCAGATTCTGATGCACCTGAGTTTTGCATCTTCACAATCTTATTTAGCTTATCAAGCCCCAAAACAGTGCGAGAATCGGGTGTGAGCTCAATATTTGATGTAGGGAACTTGCGTAGGCGGTTTGAGCTAGCAAGCCAGTTCAATGCCTGGACACCTGAGCCTAAACGTGAGCGAGATAGTACATTGTACAGTTCGCCAGTTGTCTGTGCTTGGTCGCTTTCAATAATGCGCATAAGGTCCTGATGTTCTGCATCAGGAAGATTTTCAGTTTCAAAGACAAGGCAGTGATCTTCATCAACAACATGTCCTTTATCGTCATACATTTGACGGAAAACTATGACGCAACGGCGCCCTGTATTTTTAACTCTTCCGACGTGCTTGAGTACTGCCATTAGGCTTCTCCTTTTTCCGCAGCCGCTGCCTGTGCCTTCGCTTGGTATTGTAGGAAGGCTTCTAGCTTGTCCGTAACGTCTAGTACATTACGTAGCTCTGCTCTCTCGTATGCACCACGCTTGATCGCCACATTGACGAGGTTTAGCGCAAGTGCTAGGTCGTTTAGATCCAGTGACGGTGACGCCTCTGGTTCTTGGATAACTTCAGCTTCAAGTATTTCGTCTACTTTTTCAGCTTTTTCTGTTTTTGTCATGTTAATATTTCTCCTGTAAATAGGTTACACTACTAATGTAGTGTCTTCAATACAATGTTGGGATATCATGTTACGTTTATTTATCTTATAAACATAGCAGTTAATTACAGACCCATCTTGTATTGGATAAGGTGTTGCTCAACAGCGTCTCGATCATCTATGAGTTCAAACAAAATCTCTTGAATTTTTGGATTGTCAGCAACACGCCGTATATGATATAGGCCGTTACATTCAAGTAAACCCATTTCAGAAGGCAGCGCCACTCTTTCATCCTCGTGGAACTTCACGACAAGTTTGTTTCTCATCATTTCGGTGAGTACAAACGATCCGATCAGATAATCTAGATCGTTTGTACTCAGTTCTTTATGTTTGGTCCACCGCATTATTTTTTAGTTTTCTTAGAGTCGTAGTAAACGCTCTGACCAAACGGTGCCTCAGGGCGCCCGTATTGTGTGTGGATAAGGAATACAGTGTCACAATAGTCTGGGTTACCCCAGCTGCCGTATGGCATACCATCTGTAAACACAATGAACTGGTCAGGATCAATCTCTTCTTCTTCCATATAGGTCCAGTTAACCATAAAGTCAGTGCCGCCACCACCCTTGATTTCATACTCCCGGATGTCACGACCGTCATCATGTGTGAACTCATCAAAACCATATACACGGGTATCAAACTGCCAAATACGGATACGGTAGTTTTCGTACTGTTCCATCATGCCTGCAATTTCGCTTACAAACTCTGTAAGCATAGTCTGGCTAATGGAGCCTGACGTGTCAATTGCAAGTGCAACGTCAATCATTACATCACGATCCATGCCCGGCAGGATTGCAGTCATGTGCCAACCCTTACGGTTAGGGCGCATAAACGAGAAGTTTGACTTCAACGAGCTTTGGACTTGCGACTGGATAATTTCGCGCCAGTCCATTTCAGGCTCGAGCAGACTTTTAATCATACGCTTCATATCGCCAGGTACGCTGCCAGCACCGCCGCTAGCGGCTGCCTGTATCATAGCGTCCTTCATTTCGTTGCCTAGTTGCTTCTGATCTTCTTCGCTGAGCGGCTTAGGCTTACCAGCAAGTCCTTGTCCATCAACCTCAACGCCGTCACCTTCATCACCATCTTCACCGCCGCCACCGCCGGACATGTCAATGTGAACGTCGATAAGATCACCTTCATCTTCAGGCTTTCCGCCTGCGTCCTGCTGTTGCTGGAGGTCGTCATAAACTTCTTCAGTTGTCCAGCCATCATATTTGTGGTTCAAGTATGGCTTAACGTATGTAATTACACGCGCATAATCGCCATTCTTCACCAATTCATTGTCAAGGACGTTATTAATAATGTAGTCACCAGCAATGTTAAACAGCTTGCCGTCGCGATCTCCACGCCGCAAAAAGTGTTCGTAGATGCAGTGTCCAAGTTCGTGTGCAACAAGGAAGACATTTTCCTTGTCATCTAACTCTGTAATAAAGGCTGGGTTGTAATAGAACTTGCGACCATCAGTTGCCGCAGTGGCACACCACGAGCGGTCAGCTGGAGTAAGCGTCAAGCGCAGGGCAAGTTGCCCAAAGAATGGATGCTTAAAGAGCAAAGTCATACGAGATTTAACAAGGGTGTCATGTGCTTTTTGGATCAACTCTTCGTCAATCTCTTTAGTCATGTAGGCCTTGCCTTCATGCAGCTTCAGGTCTTCGTTAGCTTTCTGAGTCATGTCATACCTCTAATGCGTTCTATTTTATAATAAGGCAAAATGCCTTGCATGTCAAGCTAAACCTTGATGTAGTTTAAAGAAAACATAGTGCTCTTCCTTAAAGAATACAATGTAATGTTTCTCCACACTAAACACGGCTCTGCCGCTGTGACCGCTGCCTAATGGATATGGTATGCTATGTAATTGATAAAACAGTGGGTCTACATCATTAGCAGTTAACAGTGCTACAGCGGCAGTGAAATTTTTAACTTCGTAGCGTCGCTCTGTATCGTCACGCCATGTGTCCTTCCAACGTATCACAGAAGTGTTATCTGGACGCGGCGTCTTGAACACTTCCATAAGTGCTTCTTCACTATATCTGTTATGTTTCATCGCCATGCAAGTTTAAACATCACAAGATGTTCCTCTTTGTAAAAGCTTACAGTGGGCGTTGTCCAGGATGTGATCGTGATTGATGTGCCATGGTCAACCTTATCACTACAACGGTCAACATAAAAGTCCCAAAAATATTGGTGTATGCCTACGCGGCGTGCAGTAACCTCAATTTCTTCCTTGATTTTATCATTAGGTTTATGCCCCCATTCGTAGTCGACTCCGCTGAGTGCAAATTGGTATGGTGTGGTTTGGTACCATTTATTCTTCCATTTTGCAACTCTTCCGATGTTGGGCCTGGCAGTCCCGAAGATCTCAACAATATCTTCAGTGCAACCTGGATAAAATCTTTCCCAGGTTAGTAGTGTTTTGTTGCGAAGTTCAGGATTCATTGTAGTCCTCGAATGAAAATGGTGGGGCGCAGGACCGCCCCACCTTTGCATAAGGCCTAAGCCTTATGCGGCACGGACCAGGGTGCCGTAACGCTTGTAGAACTCTTTCCAGTTTGCAATACGCTTCATGTCGATCTTGATGTCATATTTAATGACCATCCGGAAGCTCATTACAACCATCTCGGGCTCGAAGTGGTCCATCCAGAACCCGATTGTGTTGTTGATGTAGTCTTGCATCTTCGCGTCGTCAATGCTGCGACCAATCTCGTCCTTCATTGCCCGAAGCTCGTATGCCAGGCTAGTTGCCAGCGAATACATTGCGCTGATCTCTTTGGTCTTGAGCTCTTTAACTTGACCCTTAAGGATCAGTGTTGGATCAGGCAACAGTGCGCTGGTTTTGCGGTGTGCAGCAAAGCTGAGTGCAGTACCCTGCCCAATAGTTCCAATCACCATGTCAGTGATTTCGCCTTCGCTGAACTCCTCCGAGTCCTTAAGGATGTCGGAAACAAATACCCAGCTACGTGGTGTTGCGAAAGCGTGATCCTTGAGCGTAGGGTCGAACTTGAACAAGTCAACTTTCTTAGCAGTCAAGTAACCAACAACGTCAGCATCAACGCCATTCTCAACTGCCCATTCAGCCCAGTCATCAAAGTGGACGCGAATTTCAAAGTGGATAAAGCGGTTGGAAAGCGGCTTAGGCATCTTGTAAGTAACGCCCTTGTCAGTTTCGCGGTTACCAGCAGCAACAACTGCCACATTGTCAGGCAACTTGTATTCGCCAACGCGGCGGTTCAAAACAAGCTGATAAGCAGCGGCTTGCACAGCCGGCGCAGCACCGTTCATCTCGTCGAGGAAGAGGATAACAATATCCAAGTCTGCATCTTCAGCAGTAGGCAGCAAGCTAGGCGGCGCCCATTTCATAGTCTGCGATACGCTGTCAAAGTATGGAATACCCATAATATCTGTGGGCTCACACATGCTCAAACGCATATCGTAAAGCTTGGCAGTCTTGCCAGCCGCTTGCGCGTCCGCAATAATGGACTCAACAACGTCGGACTTACCAACGCCTGGGGGTCCCCAAATAAACACCGGCCGCTTGCGCTTGACACTGGCGTGAAGGATATACTTTTTAGCCTCGCTGAGGCGGATCTTGTGCTGTTCAATATCGGTCATTTATAACTCCTGGTCTCTGTGTTGTGTATGCTATCACTTTACAATAATAATAGCGGGGTTGTCAACAATTAAATTACAATTTATAGATTTTTTTGAAGTGCGCGGCGGAGGCCCACCATTACTACACTTCCTGGACGGCGTACCACCCAGCTATTTGTTTTTGCAGAAAATATGTAGGCATAGTTGCTGCCAACCGCGCTGGGGAAGTCTGCGCCACGCGCCTTTAGGGGCTTGATGTCTTCCCATAATTCTCCCGGACGCGCCGAGTATGGCTCGCCTAGAGCGCTTTGGTCGCCGCTCTCTACAAGCGCCTGAGCAGCTTCACGAGTGTTATACCCATCTAGCAACCCAGCGCCAACGCCAGCAATATAGCCATCTTGGTGGCAATAGATGTAGGACACTGATGCGTCCTCGTTTTCAATTCCAATGTATGAATTCGTGCTCATTAGCCTACTACCTCGTCTATAAGGAGAACAAGCTCTTCAGCAAATACACCTTTAAGTTGCTTGGTGTATTTGATCTCCATCTTGCGGATTTGGAAGAAGTCGATGTTGTAAAGGTCCTGGCCTTCGTCATACTTGATGTAAACGTAGCCCTTCCACTTTACCATGCCAGTTGACTTAAACTTAACACCGTCTCCCATGTTAATCAAGTCCTTGGCGCCCCATGCAAACGTTGCCATTGGGTCCAGTCGCTTGATCTGGCTGAGTATAATTTGGGCAGTGTTCATAACATCTCCTTTGCTTACTCATACAATATAGCAAGGTGTCTTGGTGATGTCAAGGAAAAACCGGCGCAAAGGCCGGTTTTTGTTTTGTTAGATTTCAATAACTTAGTTGAGTTCTTGATAAATCTCAACTAGATCACGATCATTCATTTTTACTGCATGACTACCTGCAAACGCCTTGTACCAGTTAAGCGCCTGGCGAAGAGTTTCTGGGTCAACAGTAGCTTGGGAAGGAATCAATGCCTTAGCAAAGGTCTCGAAATTAGTTTCTGCGTTCATCTTGTTTCTCCCATTGTATGCTCAGCTGCATATGATATTTAGTTTACGATACACGTTAGGACTAGAGAGGTCAAGGAAAATTATTCAGCCAAAGCGCCACGCTTCCAGCTATTTTGCACATCACTATATGCTCGTGACTGAACAGCACAATCTTCTCGCGGTTGATGAAGAACGGGGCGTTCATATGTTTGCTGAGGGTGAGTATCTCGCCTGTGTAGAATTCTCTATCGTGAACGAATTCTTCATGATCAAAATACGTTTTGAGTAGTTGATAGCCCGCTGCTCGAAGGCGCAGGCTGTCGGGTTGGTGGAAATAGTCACTGCTCTTATATTTCTTGCCACCAAATGTCTTTTTAATGACATGATCTTCGCAGTTGTCAAGTTCGTTTTGCAGCCAATCCGTAATCTGTTCTGTCAGGATCTTCTTGGATTCGCTCACCGTTGTCAAGTTTAACCACCTTAAAATCTTCTGTCTTAAACTTTTTGTTTAGACGTTCACATAAGTTAAATGCATGACCAGGGTTACTAAAGCTGGTCTTCTTGTACTTAGCACCAGGCGCGTCCACTAGGCTGTTAAAGCTTTTAAGATTAATAGGTGCATCCTTTAGGAATACCGCGTAAATAGCATCTGCGTCGAGTACCTGCTCGCTGCGAAAGTTCTGGTCAGTGTGCTCTAACAGCACCGTTGGCTTTGGTCGCGCCATATTATTCTCCAATTAAGTCTAGCTTTAATTATTTAGCTAGAAAGGAGATTTTTTACCAAGTCCAGTTTAGTTCAAATAACCCTATAGTGGGTGCTCCAAATAGTACAGTAGCAACTATTATAATCAATAGTCCTATCACAATATATTTCTTCATTTTCTATTACTCATAGTTACGTTTTTTTCTTTGGATTGCAATCTGCATGTCTACTTCAGTTTTGAATGGTCCCATGTGCTCATATTTGCGTAGGGTTGCAAGCTTAGGACAAAAGCTTTCCATCCAACCGCCGTTTTCAAAATTGATGCCGTAATAACCAGCAGCGAAGAACACCTTACTGCTTGGCGTTTTGGTAAAGCAGGGAAGGTTGTCTTTTTCTTGTATTTTGAATGTTTCAATTTTAATGACAGGATATCCAAAAACATGTTGTTGGTGCCAGCTTGACAGCTCAGGCTTCCCCTCAAACTCAAAGGTCAACACAGCATCACTACCACGTAAATTGAGTTTATCCCCATCTGCCTTTAGCCAAGTAAATCCGTTTTCTTGCTTTGCCAGTGTACCTGACTTGTTGCCTTGCTCATTATACGTGATCCACAGTTGGTTTAAAATTACTTCAACAGCTCTAAGCTTTTTCGGCATAGCTCGCTCCTAGATAACGAGCATGGTCATCTGCGTTGTCGCTAACACGAAATAAGTTGTTCGCGCCACAGAAACGCATCAAGTGTATTCCAACCTGTCGCTTATGCTCTGCTTGCACTGCTTCGACAATTGCCTCGTCAAGCACTGCCTTGATATTGTCTGGTTGTTTGGTAAGATCAATAAGATGCTGGTTACGTTTATAATCATCACGCACAACATGCTCTTCGCCATCATGATCTGTCCAGCGTTGCAGCATAAAGTTATTCCAATTAAATCCTTTATCGTTACGATCAGAAAATGCTTCTGTCATACCTATCTTGTTTTTCGTGCCAACCTTTCGCGCCCCAGGAAATGCAGAGAAGATGTTATCGCTAGTATCGCCACGGATACACTTTTCAAATAGCAACCACTCTGGATCACCAACTTGTTTTGGTTCGCCTGTCTTCTTGTCAATTACTGCCTTGCCTTTGTCGTCAATAATTGAATCAATTGACATAAGCTGGTTAGATACACCATTATATTGCTTGACATTTTCACTGATAAGCTGATAAAAGTCGCTGTCTGATGATACAATAACATGGTCATCATTTGGATGTGTTTGTATCCAACGTGCAATAAAGTCGTCAGCTTCACAGCCCTGTGCCTGCAATACTGTAACGTTAGTCTTTTCATGTAGGAATTCACGGAAAGCATCAAATGCATCAAAAAATGCTCTGTCCTCCTCAACTTCTGCAGGCGACATTTGTGCACTTTTTTCACGGCGGTGTGCTTTATACGGGGCATAGAAGTCTTTACGCCAGCTTTTACCCTCAAAGCACACCACAACGTGGGAGCCATCTAAGTCACGCCAACATTTATTGATACTTGAGAAAATAATATGCATTGCCATGCCAACTTTAGTTTCAGTGTCACCACGTACTACGTGTCGAGCTCTGAAAAACATATTAGCCGCATCTACTAGAATATAAGTCATTATTTGTCCTTAAAAGAATCCTGCATACCATTACAGTATGCAGGATTTCAGCTTGTTTGTCAATACCTTATTGCATTATGTCAAGATTTAGAACTCGATCTTGTGTCTCGGCTAGTTCTGGGTCTGATACCAAGCCATACTGTGCTAATGGACCGTCTGGACCAGCAATCTCGTCAGCTACAAAGAACTGCGCAAATTCATGCAGACCAGGGATCACGCCAACGTGCGCTGCCTTGATATAGAAGAACAGTGGACGGCTGACAGGATACTCTGCTGATGCAATGGTTTCAGTTGTAGGGAATACACCTGCCATTGTTGCAGCTTGAAGCTTGGCAGTGTTGTTCTCGTAGAACGCAAGACCAAACACGCCAATGCCATCTGGGTTGCTGTTGATACGAGCAAGTGTTTCTGTGTAGTCGCCATCGATGTCTACACTGCGACCATCTGTACGCAAGTCCATGCAAGCGTCTTCTGCTGCATCGTCTGCTGGTGCACCATGAACCATTTCACAACCAACTAGCATAACCTGCTCTTCAAACACTTCACGTGTTCCGTGCTTGGTGCCTGGCACAAACATTAGAATTTCCTGCTCAGGAAATGCTGGGTTTACTTCGTTCCAGGTTGTTGCTGTTGATGCAGCATTGAGTGCAAGGTAGATATCCTTTTGGTCAAACGCAAAGTTAAATCCATCAACCTGGCTTGAGAATACAATACCATCATAACCAATACGCACTTCAACGATGTCAGTCACACCGTTTACTGCACAAGCCTCGCGCTCGCTGTCCCGCATTGCACGGCTGGCATTTGCAATGTCAACTGTGCTTTCACCGACGCCTTCACAGAAACGCTTCAAGCCAGCTGAGCTGCCTCCGCTTTCAATAACTGGTGTTGGAAAGTCAAAATTCTCACCAAATGCTTCTGCTACTATGCTAGCATATGGTAGAACGGTAGATGAACCAGCAACTTGCACATTATCTCGTGCTAAGGCTGGAGTTGCGGCCAAACAAATAGCCGCAAGGGTAGTAATAAGTTTCATTGTAAAATCCTTGTTAACAAAGTCTATCTTTGTTTGTTAAGTTTAGCACACTTATGTAACAGAAATGTTAATGTCCCCCAACATTTCTGCCGCTAATGTGAAATCTCTATCTCGGTAAACTTCCGTTTCTAGCAAGTCCATTGCCTCCATAATATCAAATGTATTGACGCGACAATTAAACTGGTCGAAGACAGTGCCCTCGTCCCAGTTTGTGTATGCTTGTGTGAATGTGTGGAAGATTCTCATGATTCGTTTATCCATTGTTCAGTCGTTTAACAGCATTCTGTAAACGACTCTTGTCTGATTTAATTTTTGCTTTGGCTGCTTGGATCTCTTGTTTAGAAGATCCTGCTTCTTTTAGTTGGTAGAGGCGGCGATAATCTGCCCCTAATTCTTTACTGTAGTCTGTGCAATTATTATAGTCACGTTCTGGTAGCTGAGACATTTACCTTACTCCGGTATCTCCTTAGTCACACCTCTGCAAAGATCTGTAAACCACATATCAACAACATCTTCATCTGTGCGACCACTGTAGCCAGCCTCGACCAGACTTGCAACAAAGGGTTTATTCCAGTCGAGCTCCATAAAGCCTGTGCTAGGCTTCTGTGGATCCTCAAACTGTACGTTAACAACCTTAACCCAAGGTTCGCCGTCTATATCTGCGATTGTTTTTTCGCGCATGGTTTCATCTTGAATTTTACCTGCACGCCATTTTTTATACCACTTAAACATTATCTCTCCTAGTTATATCTAATCGTCTAGTATCATATGTTACCATCCGACGTTTTCCCAAGGAACCTGTTTGTTACCAAAATGGCCGTAAACACAATTTGCACTGTACTCAGTGAAGTTGAACAAATCGAAACGATCAATGATGCCCTTAGGTGTAAGGTCTATATTATCACAGATGAACTTTTCGATAGTTCTGTTGTGTCCGTTACTGTCTACATATATACTTATTGGCTCCTTGACACCAATAGCATAAGACAGCTGAATTTGACACCAATCGGCCATATCATCTGCAACGACATTCTTAGCTAACCACCGTGCCATGTATGCTGCGCTACGATCGACCTTTGTTGGGTCCTTGCCGCTAAACGCGCCGCCACCATGTGGGGCCCAGCCGCCGTAAGTGTCTACAATAATTTTACGTCCTGTTAGCCCTGCATCACCGTCGGGCCCTCCAATTACGAAGTTTCCTGTTGGGTTGATGTGCCATTGTGTGTCATTATTAATTAGTCGCCCAAGGGGCGCGAAGTCCATGGCGGCGCCCCTGATGGTTTCACGGACTTGATCGATTGAACCTTGTGTGTGCTGGTGTGAGCAAACGACAGACTTGACCCGCCGGGGAGTGTCGTTTTCATATTCGACGGAGATCTGGCTTTTAGAATCCGGAAGGAGGCAGTCATGTCCGTTGTTACGCAATCCATCAAGCTCTTGTAAGAGCCCGTGCGCGAGGAAGATAGGCATGGGCATAAAGTCAGGGTTTTCATTGCTTGCGTAACCAAACATGATTCCCTGGTCTCCTGCGCCGAAGGTATCCGTGCCCAATCGAATGTCTGCACTTTGCGCGTGTAATTCGTTGTATACATTGAGTGTAGCCCAGTCGAAACCGCCGCCGCTTGGATATCCGATGGATTCGACGACACTACGAACGATTCGCTCGACCTCGAGCTTTGTAAGATTGAAATTAGTGACCTCACCCGCAAGTGTGACCATATTTGTTGTAACAAGCGTTTCGATCGCGCATCGCGTCGTTTGGTCCCCACGTTTAAGGGCCTCATCGAGTAATGCATCTGAAATTTGGTCGGCAACTTTATCTGGATGGCCACGGCTTACGCTCTCCGATGTGAATGTATAGTTTCTAGTCATTATTTAACCTTTCTCATATTTCCTTTTCCACTTCAACCGCAATCTCCTCGGAAAGGATTTTTACCAGGGCTTCTACTTCAAACCTGTACCAGTGTATCATCCTTGTAAATTCTATGGCCATCTATTTCATCCATTTTATCTTTACTGCATGAGCCAAGAAACGACTCCAGTCATCGGCTTCTTTGTTTAATTTAAGTTTCGTGAATATAATCATTTGCTCGGGCGTTAATCAATCTTCTTTTTTATTTCGTAATCTAACGCACGAAGCAGTGCAGCAATTTCTGTTTCTGGTTTGAGTGCAGTGAATATAATCATTTATATTTTTCTTAGAAAAGATTTGCGTATCCGACGGCGTTGAAGTGTTATTGCCCGGCGCCGTGTTAACTCATATTCTATCTCTAGTTTGAGCGCTGTGAATCTAATCATCAATTTTCCATTCATTTTTGACAAACGAATACATTACCTGAGTTGATGACCAGAATGATGATTTCAATTTGAGCTCAGTGAATACAATCATGCTAGGCTCGCATATAAATGTATCTGTAAATTAAGGATGAATCCATGCTTAACACAGAATTTTGCAGCATACTCGTGATTAACTTGGTTTGCACCCATATCTAGTAGATCAGGTTCCCAAAAGCTTACAATCTCATCAATTGTGCTGCGCTCAGCAAGTGTTGTGCTGTTTGAATTCAAACGTAGCTTCTTGCTCTCAAGTGGTACTGAGTTGTAAACGTTCATTGGACTGATGTAGATGTCTTTGCCTGTTTCAGCAGCCCACTCATGCGCCCAGTCTGGAATGTCTGAGTATGGGCTGTCTGGATCAGCTTCCATGACAAATTTTAAACAGTCTGCTCGCTTCAAGATTTCTGGACGCGGCTTAAGGTAACGCACTGCAACCTTCTTCTTCTCCAAACACTTTGGCGAGCAAACAAGTGTTGTGCCTGCAGGGATATCAGTTGCCTGTGTGCCGTTGCTTTCAATCTGTGTCTTTGCAAAAATCTGCCCCATGCGCTCAAGGAATGGATTGATATTGTTTTGCAGCATTGGTTCGCCGCCAGTCATAACAAGTACCATTTTCTTCTTGGTATATTTGGTCCTGGCAGACATGCCATACCCGCCGCTTAATTCTTCCGTAGTAGAATTTGTCCAATCTGGACGCTCCATGCCTTGATCAACATAGAACTGCTCAATAGTCTCTTCCACTCGCTCTTCAATCTGGTCGAATGTTAACCAATCGCCATCATCAAAGAACGTGTCGCAAAACTGGCAGTCCAGGTTGCACTTAGCTAGACGTATAAAGAACGCAGGTTCACCGCGAAAGGGACCTTCCCCTTGCAGTGTCATGAACATAGATGTAACAAACATCTGATCCGCTGCCGCATCCTTAAAGTATTTCTTGCCTACAATTTGGTTAGTCCCGAACATTAATCTATATATCCCCGTAGCTTGGCCATTACAATACCATCGTCAACAAACTCAATCTCGGCAGATAAATCATTAGTATCTTTATTGGAATCAGGTCTACGAACAACTAGGCTCTCAAATGTGAACCCTTCGTTATTAATAAACCAACGACAGAGTCCATCACGCACATCTTCCCATTTATCGCCATTTTCAATTATTTGTTCAGGATCTTCTGCCCCAGCTACAATTGTATATGGTTTGTCTTTGTGTCGGTAATAATGTCCAACAACTTGTAATGCTTTTGTCATACTCCACCTATATTCTTCATAATACGTTGCATAGCATCTTCCATGCGCTGGGCTTGCTTTTTACGTGCCATCTTTAGTTTAACATCTCCGACACGATTTGTAAAGAGAATTCCTTGGAGATGATCATATTCGTGCAAAAATACACGGCAATCCATCCCATACAGTGTGGCTTGTGAGCGAACTCCAGCCTCGTCTTCCCAGCTTGCTTTAATCATGTCTGGACGTTTGATTTTGAGATATAGACCAGGATCGCTTAGACACCCTTCACTCATCAAAACCTTATGATTACTTACTTCGTGAATGGTAGGATTAAAGCAAGTGACCATGTCTTTTTGGATGTGGGTTACAAACACGGCAGCATCAAGATCTACTTGGTTTGCAGCCAACCCTAGCCCACGATGTTTTTCACACATTGATTGCATGTGCTTGCTAACAGCCTGACGATATTCTGAGTTATCTTCAGGAAACGGTGCAGCCCTTGTATCAAGTGCGCGGTTTGGCACATAAACAAGTTGATGTGCTGCTATATCTAGATCAATTTGGAGTTCTGTTTCGTTGTTCATTATTGTGTTCCATTATTCGGTGAAGTAAATCGCTGTTGAGATAGTGTTGGAATGCTGCCATGTCTTTAGGGAAGCATCGTCCAGCATATCCATATGTTCCTTCTGTATTAGGTGCAGACAGGTGACTGCTACCTATAGCATCATCATAAAGATCGATAATACCTAAGGCTGCAGAATAGTTTTGCAGGTCGCCAACAGCCGCTGCCCGTTCATCCATTTCATGAAACCAGGACACTTTACTTGCTAAGTATGCGTTGTGAAGGTATTTAGTCCAACTTGCAGCTTCAGGTGTTGTTTCAACAAATCGAGTGCTCAGATATTTGAACACATTTCGCCAGAAAATAGTAAATTCTGGATCGCCACCTAACAACATAAATGGTTGTTGTTGAAAATCTACGGCAGCAATATTCTGTCTTAAGAACTCTGGGCTGTAGACGGCGTTGTCTGGTAGCAAATGCATAAGGTTAGGGGTTAGTGTTGTTTTAACCATGATAGGAGGCGCACCAAGTTCTGAACGAATACTTGCCAATGCGGCTTCAATATTGGTGGTGTCAATGCTACCGTCAGCCATTGTATCAGCATCGACACAAACAATTACAGCGTCAGGATCGTCATTTGTTATGTTAATAGGAGCACTCTTTTTGTCTTTAATTTCCAGCTCGTAATGCTTACTTAGACTTTGTGCTACTGCCTGACCTACAGTACCATAACCAATAATTAAGATTTTAGGTCCCTTTAAAGAAAAGTTATTTTCCATTAGAATTTAAATCCATTCATTATTAGTAGTATTTGAAATTTTCTGTGTTGCCATTCGTCATTTATCTTGCGTTTAATAATAGACCATTTTGCTTTGCGCATAGTTGCCTTATCACCACGCATAATCTTAATATCATCTTTAAGGTTGTCCATTATTCCGGCGGGTCCTTTAGTTTACCTAGGTCTTGAATAACTTCGGTTTTCATTTGGTGAGTGGCTTGTTCGATTCGATCCATTTTGTCAACCATTATACTAAGAATGTCAGCAAGTTCTGACATTTGGGCGTCGAGCTCTAGAATCTTTTTGCGACATTCCTCGTCAGACATCACGGACATTACCTTCCGTGGCCCTTCATGCTAAAGCAAATATCATAGAACTCCTTGCGTAGTGTAGGATCATCCATGAACTGGCCGCTCATAACACTTGTAGTCATGTCGCTTTCATGTTCCTTAACTCCGCGGTGTGTCATACAGTGGTGCTCTGCTTTAAGAACCACTGCAATGTTATCAGTCTTTGCATGTTCTTGCAACGCATTAGCAATCTCAGTTGTCATTTCTTCCTGGATTTGCGGACGTTCTGCAATGTGATGCACAATGCGATTGAACTTTGAAAGTCCAATAACTTCACCATTAGGGACAATACCAATCCAGCATTTACCTACAATGTTTTGAAAATGGTGTGCGCATGTTGAGCGGACTGAGATTGGTCCACTTGTGTATAGGCCTTTGTATCCCATATTTGGAAATGCTGTAACACGTGGTGCTGGAACGTAGCGTCCACCAAATGTTTCTCGTATAAACATTTTGGCCACTCGTTTAGCAGTCTCTTGTGTGTTGTGGTCATTCTCTGTGTCGATTACAAGAGCTTCCAATACGCTTTGCATAGCAATTTGTACTTCTGCTTGCAGGGCGTCCAAGTCACCATCTTCGATATATTCGCTGATGTTGTCGTTAGCATGGAATCGCTTCCCTGAATCTTGTAGTCGTTTCTTAAGTTCGTTTGATTTTGTCATTTTAGTCCCTTCCTTATACCGCTTGAATCCGAGAGCCTTGGCTCACAAACTCTACGGGGATGACATTGTTAGCGCCAAATTCAGCGCGAAAGTTTGGAATTAATTCAGGAGTGAGAAGAAACATAACAAAGCCGCCCCCTCCAGCGCCTAAGAGCTTTCCGCCCCAGGCTCCTATATCCCTACCTGTGTTGTATATATCATTAACAGTTGCGTTTGTAACGCCCTTGCCGAGATTTTGTTTTAGTGCCCAGCTTTGATTTAGTAAGGCACCCAAGTCACGTAATGCTTGGGCATCATTGCCTTCGCGCTCGAGTATATTTTTCCCTTCGCCTACCATCTCATACATTGTATTTAGATAATCTGCGTTGGAACCTTTGATAGTTTGCTCAATTTGTGATGAAACTACTTCACTAGCATGGCGCTGTATGTCTGTATAGACAAGAACCATAGACTGGTTTAGTAGTGTCATGCGAGATTCTGATAGTTCAATTGGCTGTTGCTCCATAACAATTTCATGTCTCTCATCACCAAACAGCTCATAATCCATATAGCCAAAATCATAACACGCTAGCCCGCCAAAGGCGGCATGTGTTTGGTCCTGTACACCAACATTTTCACCCAACACGTCGCGCTCAATTCTAATTGCTTGTGATGCGAGTGCAGCACGAGAATAAGGATGAGGGGGAGAATTTGATATCTGCTGGATTAGCTGGATAAATCCAACTGTAAAGCTAGAGCTGCTACCAAGTCCTGTGCTGCCAGGCAAGTCACTTACAGTGTAAAAGCCAGTAGGTGCATTATAGTTTGCTTCTTTGAGCACTTCACGTATTACTGGATGGCTAATTTCGTCTGCTGTATTGCAGTCCTCGACCACCCTGTAGCTTACACGGAAACGTTGCTCTGCAAATGGTGCTAAGTCAAGCGCCGTGGTGTAAATGTATTTGTTGATTGTTCCGCCTAACACTGCGCTAGGATTGTTTTCAAAGTATTCTGGATAATCCGTGCCCCCACCAAACAAACTAACACGTAAAGGGGTCTTGCTAACATACATCAAGTTATATATTCTCCAAATAGTTCAAATATGTTGCCACTTAGATATTGGTGGCCAACAATGCCTGCATTGTATCCGACTTGCGCATCCGCTTCTTTGTCACCGATCATTATGCTTTTGCCTATGTCAATAGGCCAATCCCGCATAAGATCTAATAGCATCCCTGGCTGAGGCTTACGACGCGGGCTGTCTAGCCCTATCTCGTATTCTACTGCATCCAGGTGTGCGCTATGCTCCATTAAAGTATACTGCATCTTTCGATGGAAATCAAGTATATAATGCTCTTCATACTTACCTTTTGTTACACCACCCTGGTTTGTTACAACAAAAACATAGTAGCCCATATGGTTGGCATACTTGATTAAATCAATTGCACCGTCCTTAAACTCCATGTCGTCTGGGTGATGTGTATATCCTTCGTCAACTGTGAGCGTATTGTCACGATCAATGAATAATGCAGGACGTGTCCTCTGTTGCATCACTGCAACCTGTGCACGTTCATAGTCATCAGGAATACCAATATCAATAAAAAATGTTGAGCTCTGACAGGTTTCAACTGTGAGTGTACAGATGTCTGCTAGATGCGGCAGCACTTCTTGTTCTAATGACCTTGCGTCAGGAAGAATATCTGTCGCGACAACCTTGTTAACGACATAGACACCAGAGTTAATAAATCCGTGTGCAGCATCGCCACGGGGCACAATCTGCTTGACACTTGACTTATTAATGTTTAGTGTTTCGTAACGATCAGCTTGTTTAACATAACGCCCAATCATATGGATCCCATCAGGTTCCATGCTGCGCAAATGTGTAAGGTCGTAATCCAACCAGCTATCACCATTCAATAGTAGGAAGTAGTCGTCCAGGAGGTCATGTGCAAGCGCAACGCCGCCCCAAGTATTCAATGGTTCTGGTTCTCTGCTAACACGTATTGTTGCACGATTGATTGTTGTGCCATCATATGATTCAAACTGCTCACCTAAGTGCCCAGTCAATAGTATAATGTCGTCAAAGCCATAACGTGTAACTTCTTGGATCAAGTGCTCAATAAAAGGACGATCGCCGACTGGCAATAATGGTTTGGGTGTCTCTGTTGTCAGGTCACCTAACCGTGTACCTTGTCCGCCACATAGTATAACTGCTTGGCGCATCAAGGGAACATTTCCTCTTCAACAATCTTACATACCAGATGACCAATAGTGATATGACACTCTTGGATGTGATTTGTTTCGTCACTAGGCGCATAGATTGTAATATCTGCAAGTGTGCTCAATGCGCTTGCGCGATGGCCTGTCATTGCAACTGTCAGTATGCCCATAGATTTTGCTTTGTGAAACGCATTCACAATGTTGGCACTGTTGCCACTTGTGCTGAGTCCCACGAGCACATCACCTGTATGACCAATGCCGCCCAACTGGCGAGCAAATACTTGCTCATAACCGTAGTCGTTACCAATTGCAGTGAGTGCACTGGTGTCTACTGTGAGTGCCAACGCTGCTAATGGTGCGCGATCTTTAAGGAAACGCCCCATCAGTTCTGCAGATAGATGCTGACTGTCTGCTGCGCTACCACCGTTGCCACAAAATATAACTTTGTTGCCATGTGATAATGCTTCAATACAAACATTAGCAAAGTCTTGAATTGAACTTTCAATACTTGCAATGTCACCAATTGTAGTTTGTGTCTTTGTAATGTAGTCTGTAATCATACTCATAGTTTTTCTCCTACCATGTGTTGGAACATAAGTGTCGGATCAATAAACTTCTGAATTCGTTCTACCTGTTCCGGTAATAGTTCAGAATACATATCATAATTGTCAATACGTTTTTGTATAAACTCATGCATCAAATCCTTATGCTTTTCATACTGTGCATAAGACTCTGTCCATACGCTAGGGTAGAGAAACTCATCTAGATAAATTTCACTGTACGCTGCACGATCAGGAGCAATAGGAAGACAGCCGACAATGGTGCCTTCAATCATACTCATACCTAGATTCTCGTGCAAACTGCAACTGAATACTACCTTGCTTTTAGCTAGTTTAGCATAGTATTCATCTTTATTCAACTGATGTTTTTGTGTAATAAACACATCAAAGTTACTTGCTAAGTCCTCAGCGATCTCTGGTTGCTTATCATCATTGTAACGGTGAGGCCACATTACTGTATCAGTTTTATCTGTGCTATCAAATTCTGCAAGAGCTGTATTCAAATATTGATAAGGTTGCCCTGCTACCACTGCCCGTGCTTGTTGCTCAGGTTTAATGTCCAAACTTGCTATGAACATATCACGGTGGAATTGGGTTGCAAAGTATGTTTTGTCACTCGCAAAGTATAAGCTGAGTTCAAAATCATGACTCCAGCTACCCATCTTGTAACCTAGGATGTCGCTTGGGTCATACGCGCCTGCGTGAGCAATGCCGTGTATTTTCCAATTCTTCCCTAGCAAGTCACGCATGTAGGCGACTTGAATTAGCGCAGGGTTCCAGAAGTCCGTAAACAATATCACTGCGTCATCAGGCACTTCATCCCTACGCATCATGTCTGTGAACTCTGCTAGCTGGGTGCTCTTCCAGTAATTAGTGTCAGTAAAGTCCAGGAAGGCTCCTGGGGTAGCATAGGCGCAACGTTGTTTACCAGCAACTGTGATAGATTCAGGCGCCAACATACGGTCAGCGCCTGTGTGAATGTCTAATTGCTTAGGAACCTCATCATACCACTGTTTAGTATAACGAGAATCTAGTGGTTCGAGTGCGAATATAAATGTTTGTGTCATATCTGTCCTTAGTCAAAGAGGCTGTTGAATGTCGATGTATTGTCAGTATGTCCTTTAACAATACTTTTGCTATCTAAATAACTTTGAGCACCATTAATTACATCCATTGGAGTCTCACTTGTAAGGGCTTCTTCAATAATTTTGTTTATAACCAATACATGTGTGGGCGTCCAGTAACTAAGATCTAGCTTGCCTTTACGCGCTGACATTGCAGTAAAGTCATGATAATCAAAATCACCAGCATCAACACGACTTAGGTCAACAGTTTGGTTAACCTGTTGTAGTGTCTCAATTGTTTTGTAGACGTTGTGCGCCATGACATATAGATAGCTTGACGTATCCCAGCTAGTTTTGCCTACTTTGTTGATCCTGTTCATGGTGCCTTGCTCAATCCAAAGTTCAGGATTGTTTAGCATTTCTTTATTAGACATTGCTTCTTCAATGTCAATACCTGCTGCTTCGAGTGCACTCAAATCAGGCACACCGTGGCTGTGTACGCACAAGTCACCAGCCGTCAAACGGTTGTAAATTGGACTCATATTGGGCATAGGCATGTCGCTGCCAGCAAATCGCTTGTCATCAATAACAGCATTGGATGAGGCAATAAACTTCTTGTTGTTAAGCAAGATGTTGTCATAATGCTGACCCTTTGTTGCCATGATAAATGCACTTGCCGCGTCATAGCTTACATTGATGTCTGGGTTAACAGTCTGTCGCAGTACACGCTGGATTGTGGTGTAATAGCTTGCATACTCAACACGGCTAACACCTAGGAAGTGCAACCAATCTTGCTCACCCTGTTTCATAAGTCCATGATCACGCATCCAAACCAATAGTTTGAGTACAACAACCAAGTTCTTACTAGTTGATCCTCCAAAGCCAAAGCCCTCAAACGGAGTGTCTTTAACTTGATCAAACCAAATGCGAGCCTCGTCAGTTGTACGTCCTTGCATCGAGTTTAGTAATTTTGTTTGGTGCTTACGGTTTTTAATGAACCAGTCATTGTTGAACTTTGTATAGTCCAAACACTGCTGGAAGTCTTTAATACCGTTACGTGAACTGTATGGTTCACTTGCAGCTAGTGTCGGAACATCAAGTCCCATGCTGTAATCAGCAGTATGTTCTAGCCAGTTAAGAATTTTATGGCGTAGCGTATCATCTGTATAGAAGTTATTCCAGTCCTGCTTGATGATACCAGTAATGATTTGAAACCCACCTGAGTCGCCTAGGATGAAGCTATGGTTGCGATCACGCTTTTGTACCATAGCTTCAGCAGCGTCTGTTTTGGCCAAGTCAAGTTGTGCATGTCCAGCTGAGTAAAGACCATACTTGTAGCTAAAGTAATTGTCTTTTGGCTTGAGGAAATCAAGTCCATCAAGTCCTAGCTCAAAGCCTGGAGGTGTTCGTGTGTCTGGATTGTCAATTGTGCCTGTGTAAAAGCTACTGATGCTAGGCAAAAAGATTGAATAATCTCGGTTAGATTCATTCAGATCAACTGTGTGTTTTGTCATGTATTATCCTTGGAATTATTTAATGATTATAGCAGGTTGCGGCGTTCGTGTCAAACACTAAAAATCACCATAGAAGTTTACTTTGGTATATGGTAATTGCATGGTATCAAAGCGATCTGATATAAAATCAACTGTGTTACGCAACTGGTTATCTGGTATTGCATATAGTTCTGTTTGACACTGAGGTCCGGTAACCTTGTGTTGCCGTACTAATTTTCCAACGATATCTTCGGCCTGTCTAGACCAATAATCGTCAGGTACAAGTATTTCAGCATAAACTCTGAAATCAACACCAGGCTGGTTTCTGCCACGCATCAGAGCGGTTTTATATTTGGCGCGCCCGATTTTTAGTGGACCACGAGACTCAATTCCAGTCTCGTGGTCCACTACGTGCGCCCGTGCAAAGTAAACAAGATATTCAGCATATTCGTCAGTTTCCATCTTGCCTCCAGGGACCCCGGCTTCAGATAATAGTTTACGAACTCCCTTATATCCTATACCTTGCATATTATGCAGTAACCCAAGGATGGGTGAACATACCCACGTGAATCTTGAGTTTTTTCGGGCTACGAGTAGGGCTCATACGCACATTTACATCGAATGTAACAGCGTTCTCCCGATCCGTTGTGTCAATAGAGAAATCGTAGACCAACTTCTCTTTCTGTAGATCATTCAAATACTGAATGAACAAACTGCGCACGGGACGCGGGTTATTAGCTTCTAGCAAACCATCCCATGGCTCAATGATTTTGAGTAGGTCATATTTGATGTCGTTAAGGCTGATAGTTTTAATCATTGGGTTAGTCCTTAAGTGTTACGACGTTATTGTCGTTATTATTTGTTGAAAGGAAGTTTAGTGTTGCGCCATTTTCGCCATCTTCACTGACAGTAATTTCCATGGCGCGCCCTGGATAGGTTGCGTGTATTGTTTCTGCCAAGGCAGTAGCAATCATTTCGCAACTCTTGTAATCCAATTCCAGCGTCTTTTCAGCATACAGCTTTTCCAACCATCTTTTGAACTGAATAAACTCAATGTCACGGTCATCGTGGAATACTGTAATGCCTACGCGGAAGTGGAATATATGACGATGTGGGTAGCCTAAAAAGCTTACGTCATATTCGTCACCCGTTGCCAGCATCTTGTCTGTAAGTGCTGCGGGATATTTGTGAATACCTTCTTTAGAAAAGGTAACCCAGATCTTAGTGTCTGTTAATTTTAGGGTGTGTACCATTATTCGCCCTCATCAACGATAACAGGTTTTACTTTACTAGTCTTTTTGCGCACGGCGACGTTGTCTGCCTCAGGCGCAATAAGACCTTCCTGCGTAGCCCAAGCTTGCGCAATTTTTAGCATCTCCCAGAGTTTCCAGTCGATTGCTTGTTGATACTCCAACATCTTAGCCTGGTATTCACTTTGATCCAGGTCGTCAGCTGTAGTTTCGTCTTCAATTAGTCTAATCTTCTTGACCATTTGATTGTCCTTTTTATGCGCCGCTCATTGCAGGCATGATATATTTGTAAATGCCTAGTCCACTGTCTACTTCAATCTCACAAGCACCTTGGTCGCTAAAGCGAACAATCTGTGTGCCTCCCAGCTTGAGGATGCTCAAGAACTGGCTAAGTGGCCAACGCCAGGTTGTACCTAGGGTTCCGCCTACGTTTTCAGCAAACACACGGCGACCAATAACACCACCTTCAGTGCTACCAACCTCAAAGATCAACTTGTCGTCTTCAGTTTTTACGCTGAACGCTGGATCAATGCCGCTGTAGATGCCTGCAACTTCTGCAAGTTGTGCAACACGCTTTTGTGCTGGTTGGATTTCTACCTGCCAGGCTGCGCCTTTAAATGTAGCAACCTTCATAACATCATCAACGACCTTCTTGCTCATAAAGCGATATTGGTCCTTGCCGCCGTCCGTGTCCTTAAACAACAGTGTGGTTGGCAGCTCTTCGCCATTGCGTTCTTCACGCTTGACTTCGATTGTTGCACTTGGGTCCTGATAGTTGCTGAGGCGCGTAAGGCTACTGAGTAGTCCTAGACTGCCCATACCAAACTCGCCCTCAAACTCAGGAACGGGTCCGTGTAGTTTTGCTGTCATAATAACAGTCTTGTCAGGATCCATTGCAGCAAGCTCTGTGCCGCTGTCTGTTCCAGTTACTTTAATGTTCTCAATAATGCCAAGGCCGTTTGTATGCTTGATCACATCGAGAAGAACGCTTTTGATATCCATTAAATATTTGTCCTTAATTGGTTTTGTTGATAGAGTGTAATACTCTTATTGCATTAGTATAGCATAGGTTTTTGTGTTTAGCAACTGTTTTCTATGCATATTTTAATTTAAACATGGTGGCTTTCTCTAAGTCACAGATGCTTTCCACGGCCCAATAATAGTAATTACGGTTGGGCCAATGATACTTGTCGCCATGTAACTTCGGCTTGTAATAAACTTTAATCCCCCAATTTGTATACATCATTTGGATGAAATTCTCGGAGAAAGCGTAGGCCGATTCTGATTCAAATTCTCGAAATGCATGGTTAATTGCATCATCAAGATCAAAAGTCGAATAAGTCATTGAATGTTGTCTTGCTTTCGGCGCGGGTTAAGTCCCATTTCAGTGTACCAAGCAAGTTGCCAATTTTCTTGGTAATGATCTTTTCTTCCATATCTGCATCGTCAAACGGCAGATCCTTATACCACGACGGGATGCGCTTTTCATCAGTTGGAATACCAATAGATGTCATGCCCATCGGGTTATGTTTAAGTGAGCACACGATAGTCTTCATTCCGTCGACAATTTCTAGGCTGTAGGCATCGTCATGCATCTCACGTAGGCGGTTGTAGTTAATTGCTGCCAGAACGTGACCAACACGACACTTACCGTTTTTCTTGAATTCCTTTGTGTACTTAGTCAGGTTGTTAACGCGCTTTGGCGTCCCTTTTTCCCAAGGCTTCATGTCACGAAACTCCATACGGAATTCACGGATGCGGTCGATAATTGTTTCTTCCGTCGCACCCTCTAGTGTTGACAGTAGGATCTCTTTTAGGAATTCCTGCATATAGTCAGGTGTGTCACTGCGCTTAATCTCAAGTCCCATAACTTTGAGTTTGCCGCGCTTACCGTCAGTGTCAACACGAGTTCCTTCGTCATCATACACAAGAATACCATAACGCTTCTTGCTGATAAAGATACCGCGTTCTGCAACTGTCTCACGCGCCGCAGCAATAATACGTCCGTATTTGTCAGGACAATTGTGGGCACGAGCCATATAGTCTGGGAATGTTGCATTGACAGATTCACCAACAGCGTCGTAAAGCTCTACAATTGTATCTTTGTCCCATTTAAACTCGCCACTAGCTATTTGATCAGCATACACTGGATACGCACTGAAGTAAACAGAGTCAGTGTCACCGTAAATGATAGCCAGGCCAGTGTGATCATATTCACCTGAAATTGCTTCATTACATGCTGCTGACATGTGACGCGCAATAGTACGTCCAGTCAACGTTGTAGATTGCCCTAGACGCTGGTCAAAAAACCGACTGCCCGGATTGAGCAACGCACCATAAAGGCTGTTGAGGTTAATCTTCTTAACCAATTGGCGCTTGTCCCAAAACGCAAACTCTTCCTTCTTATCGCTGTCGCCTTTAAATACACTTGCTTTGGCTTGCAGCTCTTTACGTTCTGCATACCAACGCTCAAGTAATCCAGGAACGACACCCTGCTTCTCAAACGTGAAGATAGTTGCATTGCTTGTAATACACCAAGGCTTACCGTTTTGAAAGACAAGATCATAGATCTCAGCGCCGCTCGCAGTATAGCTCTTTCCATCCTCAAAGTCAATAATTAAATCTACTTCGCGATCTCTTGCCATAACAAGTTCGTATTCCTGACAAGCAAATTTGCCTTCCCAGTGCCTCGCAATTGGATTTTCCTTAAAGCGTTTACGGAATGCCTCTATCTCTACATTTGTAAGTGTTTGCCGTACTTGACCAATAATACACTCAGGGCTCATATTACAGGCACGAAGGATTGATGGATACAATGAGTTGAGGTCCATACTACCAATCCAATCGTGCATACCTTTGACGGGGTTCGCAACATATGCGCCTGCTGCCTTCTCATGCTCTTGCCCGCGAACTTTGTCTGGAACAATTAGTCCTAGTCCGTGCGCGTGGTTAACAATAGCTTGGTCGGTTTGTGCCACAGCGCCCATTGTATTGGGCAACAGCACACCATTAGCATGTGCAAGCACGTTGCTCAAGTCAATAAACTGTAACTTGTCGTCTAGCTTGCGCAGTAGATCCGTATCTTGTATATTGTACTCGATAAACTTCTTAAAGTCGTTGTTGTAGAGCTGGTCTAACGTACCTTCGTAATCTATTTTCTTATCGCCAAGTTCGTATTCAGAAATTGCGTCAAGCGAATAGCTGTGCATCTCGTGGTAAGTGTATTTGCGATACAATTGCAAATAGTCTAAGTGTACGCGACCTGTTAGATCGTATGTTTCTTGCTCCTTACCATATGCTTCGTACTTGCGCTTTTTAGGAAATTGATCCCACAAGCAAAGTTTACGAGTGTAGTCTTTGCCTAGCACTCGTGCAATACGGTTAGTGATGTAGGGAATGTCGAAGCCTTCGCTGTTCCAGCCACTAAGAATATCAGTGTCGTCAATCAGATCTAGGAAGGTTTGCAGCAACTCTTCTTCGCTATCCATTAAGATAACGTCATCAAATGTCCCTACAATCTCTTCTGCTTCTTCTTGGCTCATACCCTTAGGCTTGATAACGAGACAGATAGTCTTGTCTAGCCAGTTAAGGTGTACGCCAACTGCCGTAATCATATTAAACGGATCGTGTGGCGGAGCAAAACCCAGGTCCTTATTAAAGTCAACCTCAATATCGAAGAAGCCAATATTTAACTTAGGTACTGGTGCGTCTAGGTAGTAATCAGATATGCAACGGAAGACAGTGTTCATGTCACTCTCAAACAAACGTTTGCCGAAGAACGACTTTTTCTCTTTGTTAAATGCTTTCCCGCTGGTAGTGCTGTATCGCCCAAGACTGTCACCATAAATGCTAGTGTACTGTCCTTTCGGATCAGGGTAGTAAAAAACGTAACGAGCAGGGTATTGCGTGTGTACACGCTTACCATTCTCGTCACGTTCTACTACATAGATTGTATCGCGTTCGCGATCATGTAATGCATCAACGTAAATGTTATTTTCTCCTGATTATCATATCTTTACGGCCTTCTAATTTGGCCATAACGTAGTCTTCAGCTTCATCCGCAGTAAGTTCTGAAAGTTCGCTAGTGTAGACCATATACTGTTTACCGTAAATAGTCGATTGTAAATTTAGTTCTGAAACAATCCAACCGTCTTCTAGCGCCAGTTTGGTTACTATTTTTACATATATCGATCCCAACAGGACATGCGTTAGAGCAACAATATCACCTTTTTCAAATGACATTAGTTACAACTATATTAGAAGTCGCGACCAACAGCAACAAGAATGTCTTCCAGGTCGCTTAGGGCTTCGCGCTTGTTTTCAAGGTCAGCTTTATATGCAGTGCGGATAGCCTTGTTTAGCACGGCAGGCTTGATATCCATTTCTTCGGAGATCGCCTTAACAGTATCAGTCAGTGCTTCTTTCAATGTATCGACTTCTGTACAGACTTGAATGCCTTCAGTAATCAATTCTTTGAGTTTGTTAACTTCGGTAGTAGAAAATGGTCTAGTCATTTTTATTCCTTTAAATGTGGGTAAGGGCAGTTGTAACACTGCCCTACTAAGATAACAACTTTTCTATAAGTTGTCAATGAGTTATTTCATCCAGGAAACTTTACCACGTTACCACGGTTTTCCGCTTCCCAACAAAAAACACTGTCAGTTGAAAGGGTCACGTTAGTTCCTGCTTCGTCATCAACAAGGATGATCTCTTCTGCGTCATGATCATCAATTGCATATTTGACAGCAACACGTATGCCAGGGCGTAGATATTGCTGGAGGGTTTGCCCTAGCATACGGTATTCGTTTGTTGCGCACATTTCACACATTATGCTGCAAACCGTGCTTCACGAGCTGCAATACGTGCATCACGCTTGGCAACTAGATCCTGGTCAATGACCAACTTCCAGCGCCCTTCAACTTTTTTGACAGTGCCAACAGTGTTGTTGTCCCAAAACTGATCATCCATCGTTGCCTGGCCGTTATAAACTGCAACACATGCTTCGCCATATTTACGCAACTCTGCGCCATCGTTGCACATTGCAACATACGACGGGCACCAGCCTGGACCAGCAAGTTTATCAGCAGCTTTACCACTACGGGTAAGGAACGCATCCCACCGCCCGGTGTTTTCGGTAAAAATGCCAGGTGCTTTGCCCCAGAAGTTTGTGTACAAAATGTCATCTTCGCCTGCCCGTAGGTGACGAACGCTAATTCCGCGGTAGTAAATTCCCATGTCTTATCTCCTTTGCTTACTCATACACTATAGCAAAGTGTCTTGGTGATGTCAAGCCCTTTTTAGTGCGTTCTTTGCAATATATTAGCAATGTCTTCCAAAGCCTCTTTCAGCTTGGCGTTCTCAATAAGGCTGGCAAGATACTTAGCCTCAAGTGCGTCCGTCATTCGTCATTCTCATCTATTACTTTGTGGACAAAACGCATGTAGGCGTCAGGGCAGTTATTGAGATAATCAATAGCTAAAGTCTCTATGTTCTCCCGCAGCCTACTATTATCAGCCTCAAG